ATGGCAAAACCGTTTGCCGCACGAGGTAGTTGTATGGGGTATATTCACTGCTGCGGCGCCTTGCACAAGACAAAGACATTTCGTATTGTGCCGCAGGATGATTTTGTGCTGTGCGAAGCTGATTACCTTGCTAAATGTCCCGTTTGCGGACATACGGTAGTTCAGCTTACAAGAATTGACAAAAACGACAATATTTCTGTTGTCAGAAAAATTAATAAAAAAGCTAAAAGTTTTTTTCAAAAACTAAAAACAATGATTTTGTATGAAATCAGACCGATTAATTATAATGTAATAAATCATGGAAGTTTTTATCTGAATTATAACGAGTTTGGAGTAAAAAAACGGTGTTATTCCAATTTAAATGCATTAAAAATCGGGCTGGCAGAAAATAAATATTTAAAACTCAATCCTTAAAATTATCTTACTCTCGGGCGGGTTTTCCGCCCCTTTACTTTTTTGCGGAATTATTATGAATGAAGTTTAGATATTTTTTAGTATGCTTATAATGAAATTTGAAACAAAAGGAATTAGAAGATGGCATTAACACCAAAAGAAACTGAAGTACTGACTTTGGTTGCTCTGGGTTTTTCTGACAAACAAATCAGTATGAAATTGAAAATTGCTTATGGCACGGTAAGAAATCATGTAGACAGAGTTGTATTAAAATTACATGCTCAGAATAGAACTCATGCAGTCTTGGTTTACAAAATTATTAATAAAGATTGGTTAGAGGAGTATTATGAAACGTATTATAATTCATTGGACTGCGGGAGGTTATTACCCGACGGAATATGAGAAAGAGCATTATCATTATCTGGTAGATAAAGAAGGTAAAATTCATAATGGTAAGTTTAAACCCGAAGATAATGAAATTTGTAAGGCAGGAAGATATGCCGCTCACACAGGCGGCGGGAACACGGGAAGCATAGGAGTTGCACTGTGTGCCATGGCTGGTTTTAAAAACCAATCCTGTGTCGGGAAGTTCCCGATTGTCAAGAAGCAATTTGAAAGCGCAATGGAATTGTGTGCAGCACTGGCGAAAAAATACCGCCTTGATATTACGCCGCAGACTGTTATGACGCATTATGAATTCGGGGTTAAAAATCCTAAAACTACAAGTGCGGGTAAAATTGATATTATTTATATCCCGCCCTATTCTTGGGTTGCAAAAAATGAAATAGGAAGTTTTATTCGCTCAAAAATAAAATGGTATAAACTGAAAGGGGAATAATAAAATGGAAGTTGCATACTACAATTTGTCCGGCGGTATTAATCAAGCTTTAACTAAAACAGAACTCGGGATTGATACTAAAAAAATTTACTGGTCTGATTCCAAAAATGTACAAATATTGCAAAACAGAGGTATTGTAAAACAAAAGGGTAACACTTTGTTTTTGGAAATAGGTGAAAAAATTACCGGCCTTTCTGAGTTAACAGCGTACGACAAAAGCAAACTTGTTATTACCACCGTTTCAGGGAAAATTTATATTTATGATGATAATGTTTTGGAAAATACGTTGCTTGAAAAAACTTTAACAGGAGTAAAGCCGGTATTTCAAAACTTTTTAAACGGCATTTTGATAATGACCGAAAGTGACGGTTTGTTTTATATAAAGAATAATGAAAATTATGATATTGTTGACTGTAATTTAAAAGAATTGACGGGTGATACGCTTGTCGGGGGCACTATAGCTGTTTATAAAGGACGAGTTTGGGTCGCAAAAGAGGCTGCGTTGTATTACTCTGCACTAGGTACTTACAATGATTTTACAACAGCTGAAGATGCCGGATATATTAATGAATTTCATACCGATACAGGGTCAATAACTGCATTGAAACCTTACAAAGATTATCTTGCAATATATAAGAAAAACAGTGTTTATCTTTTAACCGGCACAAGTCCTGAAGATTTTGCCATTATGCTTTTTGCAAATAAAGGTGCTGTTAATACAAATTCTATTGTAAATGTTGAAAATAAGCAGTACTTTTTGAGCAACGGAATTTATGCTCTTGAGCAGGTTGGAGAATTAAACCAAATTCAGCTGGGAAGTGAGATTTCTGCAAAAATTAAGGATGAATTTTCAGCATTTCGAAATTTGGAAGACTCTTTCGCGCTTCATTATGAAAACAAAAGTCAGATTTGGTATTTCTTCCCTTATGCAGATGATAGCTATTTCCATACAATTTGGATAAATGATTATGTAAATAAAGCCTGGTATTGTAGAGTATTGCCTCAAAACATTGTTTGCGCGTGTGAATTTAACGGAAATATTTATACTGCCGATAGCATAGGAAATATATACAGAGAAGATTTCGGCAAAACATTTAACGGAAAATCTATTGATTTTATGTGGAAATCTCCGTTTTTGTCAATAACAAATCCGCACCACAGAAAAATGATTGATGAATTTTATTTTTTGCTTGACACAGAATATGATAATAATTTTGATTTTTCTGTGTACAAAGATTATGACAGTGAATTTTCTGATGATATAGAAAGAATTTGTTCTATACATCATGATCATTTGATTTGGGCAGATGAGAATACGCCTGATACGCTTCCCTGTTTTTGGCCAAAAGATGACGAGTCTGTACCTGTTTGGTCTGTCAATAAAGATTCACTTGAAAAGGCTGAAATCTCAGAAGCAAATTATTCAATACAGCTTTGTGTGACAGGTTCTGAAACACAACATAACTGCGCTATTATCGGGCTTCAATTCAGAGAAGTTTATAACGATGATTAATAAGTTTTCATAAAAAACATTCGCCAATATCTGATAAATCAGACCAATATTAGGGCAAGGGGCAAAAATCCACTCATTTAAAAAATATAGTCAGTAAAAGAAAAAGAAAGGAAAACAAAAATGACTGAAGGACAAACTACAACAACTCCCGCGGCTAATGCTTATTCAGCATTTATCCCCGAAATTTGGAGCCAAAAATTAAACAATATGCTTGAAAAAGATTGTGTAATGCTTCAATGTGTAAATAGAAACTGGGAAGGTGATATCAAAAATCAGGGTGATAAAGTTAAAATTATTACTCCGGCTGCTGTTTCTGTGTCAACATTAGGAAGTGAAAATATTTCTTACAGCGAACTTGCACCAACTTCTATGGATTTGGTAATTGACCAGAAAAAATTCTTTGCATTTAAAATTAACGATGTTGCACAGGTGCAGTCTAATACCGATATTATGGAAGCTCATCTTAAAAATGCAAGAAAAGCTATTGAAGAAGTTCAAGACGCTTATCTTTTATCACAACATGCAAATGTTGATTCCGCAAACATTGTAGGCGGTACAGCAGCTATTACACTTGATAAATCAACTATTTATTCTAACTTTGTTAAGTTAGCATTGTGTTTGAAAAATTCGGATGCTGTAACAGCAGGTGTAAGACCCTGGGTAGTTATCAACCCGACAATTGAGTCATACTTATTGCAAAGTACAGAATTTATCGGTGCAAACAATGTAGCTGATGAAACTCTAAGAGAAGGCGCAATCGGCAGAATTGCAGGCATGGATGTTCTTGTAAGCACAAACTTGACTGCAGTTGATGGCAAATATTATGTACTTGCAGGTACAAATGATGCAATTACGTTTGCTTCTCAATTGTCAAAAATCGAATCTTTACGCGACAAAGACAGTTTCTCAGATTTGGTTAGAGGTTTGTACTTATATGGTGCTAAAACAGTTCAGCCGAAAGCTTTGGCTAAAATGATTGTGACAGCAGCGTAGATAAGTTTGGGAGGGTGAGTGAATTATTTCACTCATCTCCTTTTAAAGGGAAAAATAATGTTAATGAAATTAAAAGTAAAAATAAAAGAGCTGGCAAGAACTGCTGTTTATCATGCGGAAGAAATGCTTGGAAGCAGTAAGGGACAGGAGAAAAAAGCTATGGCAATTGAATATGTTGTCAGCAAAATCTCATTGCCTGCTTTTTTTAGGCCGTTTGTAAGAATTTTGTTTTCATCATTTATAGATGAAGCAATTGAGCTTGCGGTCGAATACATGAAAAGTGAGGAATTATGAACACACAACAACCTAATAATGTTTCATCTCAAGCCGTAAATCAAAATGCGGCATTAGCAGCACAGCCGTTTGATTTCTTAAAACAAGCGGTTGTCAATGATATTAAAACAATCGAAAACCTTGTACAAACAGGAGTTATGACACAAGAACAAGGACAAAATTTAATGAATTATGTAACTCAAAAGGCGTTTGAACAGTACACATTAAGTCAGCAAAATGCTCCTCAAGTACAACCAATGCCGCCTCAAACTCCCGCTACGGCTATGCCTGAAATTGCGCCCGAGTTTTTTAACCGCGACGGTAGATTGGATGTTTTCGATTATTTAAAATCTGCTGATGTTGATTTTGATGAAGATGAAATCTCAAAAATTTCTGCTCTTGTAGAAAAAATTGAAAGTACCGCAATAGAAAGATATTTGAGAGAAAAAGATCACGAAAAAACATTAAACAGCGAAAATGAATCCGCAAAACAAAGATTGCGCGCAAACGCACAAAACTCTGTTTCTGATGTGAATAAAAATATGGTTTTCACTCGTGAACAAATCGGCAAAATGAGTGGTGCGGAGTTTGCAAAACACGAACGTGCAATTATGGACCAATTAAAAAAAGGACTTATAAGATAGCAGACCCCGAAAATCTTTACAGGAAAAACAGTCAACAGACTGTTTTTCCGTGAGGATTATAATAAACTGCTCATCAATATTTAATAAATAAAACTATTATCGACAGAAAGGATAAAAATGAACTATTTGGAATTGATAAATAAATGTCTTGTCGAGCTGAATTATAAGCAGGTTGCGGCATTTTCAGAGCTTACAAAAAATGATCATAAAAAAATTAAAAATATATTGAATGTTTTAAATACTGAAATCTGTTCTTCTGACAGGTGGAATTTCTTACAGAGAAGAACTGAAATTGTACTTCCGAAAAATACCGGAGAAATTGAAAACACAATTGACGGACGTATTGAAACAATAATAATTGACGGGCAGAGGTTTGAATATTATGATGATTTTGAGAAATTTTTTACTGATACACAGCCTCAAAATACTTACAGTCTTTTTAATGATAAAATTTTACTTCCGATTTATAATAAAGATAAGACTGTTGAAATTTTGTATTATACAAAAAATTGTGCAAAAGATTATCAAGGCAAAGAAAAATTTGCACTGGAAGAGTCACAGGATATTTCATTAATTCCCGATACATTTGCAGAACCTGTTTTAGTTTACGGAACTTGTATGCGTCTTAAAGGCAATCCTCAGCATGTAAGATTTTCTTACTGGCTTAGCATGTATAAAGATGCGCTTGCTAATATGCGTTCAAGAGTTTCTGCAAGCATGGATTCAACACCGTCTGTAAAAATGTTTAGAAGATAATATTAACAAATTTAAAATTTAAAGCTGTTATGCCCGCTCGTATTAAACGGTACCGCTCACAACAATGAACGATAAATTCCGGATTATTCGGGTTGTCGCCGGAGTAACGTCCGGCTCCACCTTACGGGCTGGGTCACTCCGTGACACGGCGCCCTACCGAAAATCCGGCAAAAAAAACAGGAAGTTTAAAATTCATTTCCCCTCCTGTTAAGATTTACACTAGCCGAAATATAAATAGCATGATTATTATACAATTTATTTTCGGAAAACACAAATAATTTAATATTTTGTTAATAAAAGTACATAATTGAAGTAATAGACAATGAAGAATTTAACACAACAACAAAAAAAATTTGTTTCGGAATATATAAAAACACTTGACGGTGAGCTTTCTGCAAAAAAAGCAGGATACAAAGCTAAAGATTTGAAAGAAACTGCTTCAATGCTTTTGTCAAGAGCAGATGTGATAAAAGAGATTAATGTTCAGCTGAAAAACCAACTATGTTCACTAAGGGTGAATAAAGGCTATGTAATTCAAAAACTTTTACAGATAGCTGAATTTTCTCTAGAAGAAGAAGATATTTTGGACAAAGAGGGCGGCTACACTGGCAAAAAGAAACTCCGTGATACCTCGGCAGGTTTGAAAGCTCTTGAAAGTCTGTGTAAATATTTAGGTTTTAATGTTCACCGTGAAGACGAAGAGGAATATAAACAGGCAAAAATTATAACAATATCAAACCTGGATGACAGGAAGATATAAAGTGTAAACGATAAATTAAAGGAGAAAACTCTTTACAAAGATTTTGAAAGTCCGACCAATGTCGGCGGAAAGGGTAAAAAAGATGAAGAACAGTGATGTAGAAGAAATGCTTTTGAAAAATGCTTCGTTAGAAGATTTAATCAAAATGAAAATCGAAAAAGAATTTATGGAAGATTTGAAAAAATCGAAAGAAGTTCCTAAAACAAATGTTTATACTGATATTAAAGAACTTCCCAAAGAAAAAATATTTTCAAAATTTGCAGTGTATAAGTATTTTAACCGCAATACAAAATGCGAAAGCTTTATTAACGGAATTCAGGCAGAAGCTTTGATAGGGCTTCAAAATAACATTAGAGAAAAAATGCTTAAGGGTGAATTGAACGCTTTTACTACCGACGACGCTTATATAAAATTTGATAAGGCGGTTTTTTAGTATGCCTAAGTTTCTTAATCCTTTTGAAAAACCTGCTTATTTTGAGCAGGCTTTATTTTTATACACCAAATTTTCTAAATTTTTGGAAGATGATTATGCGTCAAACGGCTTGTCCTGCTATGATTACTTTTTGAATTTAGTTACAAAAACTATGTTTTTTATAATTGTTGAAGACGATGAGGCTGTCGGATTTGTATATCTTGATAATTTTATCGGTGACAGCGAAAGGCTTCACAGTGCAGAATTAACAACCTGCTTTGACAGACGTGTTTGGGGCGATTATACAAAAGCCTGCGCTAAAATATTCCTCAATCATTGTTTTGAAAAATACGGGTTCAAAAAGATTAAGGCGCTGGTATATCCTGAAAATTTTCGGGTAAAAACTCTTTTGAAATCGGCAGGATTTGAAAAGGAAGCGTTATTAAAAGCTGAAACTTTAAGAGGCGGGAAATTACAGGATATAGAAGTGTATTCGGTAATTTCTATTTAAAATAAGGAGAAAAAATGAAAATTGAAACAGAAGATTTGACACAAAAATTATCGGAAACTCAGGAAAAGTTTCTGGTAAGCAGTATTGCTGAAAAATATGACAAATTTGATGAACAGAGAAGTTCACAGCTTTCGGATATTAAACTTATTCGAGAAGCAATTTTTAACACGGATGTTCCTAGAATTAACGGTTGGGACAATAGGATTGAACTTCCTGATATTTATGAATTGGCGCAGACTTTGAAATCTCATATCAGTCAGAATATGTATTCTCATCCTGAATCAATGTTTGATGTTTCGGGCACAACTCCGCAGACTCAGAGCTTTGCAAATAAGCAAAAGGCTATGCTTGTGAATACTTTTGAACAGATGAATATAGAAAATGAGATTGAAAAAGTTATTGACGGTATTGTTGAAACAGGTGAAACAACTTTGTTTGTCGGCTGGGAAACTAAGATTAAGTCTGTAAGACGCGCAAAAACATTTGAAGAACAGCTAAAATATCCGGATAAAAAAAGTTTTATTCTAGACGATAAAGTTATTTATGACAACGCAAAAGTTAAATATATTAAGCCGGAAGATTTTGTTTTTGACAAATATAACAGTGAAAATTGGGATAAATGTGCAAAGATTTATCGAACTTTTTCTACGATTGATGAACTTTTTTCGGACAAAGCAAATAATTTTCTTGATGAACGCAAATTGGAAGTATTGAAAGGAGTGGTGGCAGCTAAAAAATACAGAAATAATGATGATAGCGCCGTTGACGGTAAGAAAGTGGAAATTTTGGAATTTTGGGGAGATATTGAACTTGTCGACGGTACTTTGTTAAAAAATTGGTTAGTTGTAGTTGCTGCAAGACGTGAAATCATTCGATTTGAAAGCAATCCTTTTATAATAAATCCTTTTATTCACGCAAATATCATAGAATCTCCGCAGACAGGCAGAGGAGTTTCTCCTCTCAGGGTTGCTTTGATTTTGAATGGTCTTGCTTCAACTATTCTAAATAAACAAATTGACGCGCTTGCTTTGATGATGAACCCGCCGTATTTGGCGCCAAAAGGGTGCTTTAAAGGACAGCAGGATGTAAAACCGGGTAAAATTATAGAATACGATGCGGCATTAATGCCAAATGCTCCGACACCTTTGAGCTTTGACAAAGCAATGGTCGGATGGGATTTCTTGAATTACTTTAAGTCTACAATTGAAAGCGCAACTGGAATATTCAAAAACATGGCAGGAAATCTTCAAGCTGCAGAAAGAACAGCAACAGAATTAAATTATTCTGTAAGCGGTCAGGAAGCTCGTTTGAATATGATTTTGGATTCTATAAACCGAAAAATTATTGTTCCAATGGTTGAAAAAACCGCTGAAATTATTTCTTATTTCAAGCTCGGCAGAGAATTAATCGGTGTAAACGACAGAGGAAAAACAAGTTTTCTTGAAATAGACGATGAAGTCAGAAATGCCCGTTATATATATCGTTATGGCGACAGAAAAGCTACGTTTGAGAGAAAACTTCGTTTGAAAGAACTATTTGAGGTTGTAAGGTCATTTGCGCAGGTTCCCGAGGTCGATGAGCAAATTGATTGGCTTGAATGTTTCAAATTTGCACTTGAGCAATACGGAATTGAAAACGCAAATAATTTTTTGTTAAGTAACGAGAAACAATAAGGTGCCATAAGGCACCTTTTATTATAAGCAGCAATAAAAAATAATTTTTGATATAATACATATATGAAAAAATTAATATTAATATTTTTGTTGTTTGTGATTTTTATTCCCTCGGTATTCGCGGAAAGCTTTCCACCCAAAGGCGGTCGAGACGAATATCCTATATATTGGTATTTGCATCGTCATGGTGAAAAATTGATGAAAGTATTAAATACAAAGAAATTTTTTCGTCTTCACGGTTGGGGCTGCGAATATTTGGTCAAAATTACGCGCAATGGTTATGTTATTCCTCTTGAAGTTATTGATTCTCAAAATAGATATTATGATAATCAAGTTAGAAAGATTATAGAGTCAACTAAGGCTGAACCGTTTGGGGATGAAATTGATTTGGATGAAATAACAGTCAGTATACTTATAGAGTATGCAGACTGGATGGAAGCCGTTGATATATGGTATCATCCCAAAAAGAATGAAGGTACAGGGCGTTATACAATAGATGTAAGAACGACCAAATAGTAATTTATGGAATATAAACAAATTTCAAGACCACTAATTTTTTTAGTGGTCTGTTAGTATTGAAAAAAGAAAGGAAAATAAATTATGTTTAGAAATTTTAGAAATATTTATGGTCAAAATACACTCGGTTACGAACATACAAATCCGCACCAAAATGCTAATGATTATAAAGAATTGTGCCGTGTTAGTGATAATATGTCTAAACCAAATAATAAAGGTGTACAAACTAGTAACAATTGGAGTGTTATTGACAACCATCATGATAAAAAGAGCAATTTTAAAGGTGTGTTATACGAAAAAGACGGACAATACGCTTTGACTTTTGTCGGGACTGACAAATGGAGTTATAAAGACCACGTTGCGAATTTGAAAATGGCGGCTACAGGCGACAGCAAGCAAATCCAAGAAGCCAAAAAGTTTGCTTCAAGTATGAAAGATAAATACGGTTTAACTCCTGACAATACTGTATCTATCGGGCACTCGGAAGGCGGTACAGAGGCAACAGTTGTCGGTGTTGATAATGAATTCAAGACAGTTACATTTAACGCCTATGGTGTCGGCTCAAAACAGATTGAAAAAGGCAAAAATTATGATACTCTTGTGACAAATTACAGGGATGCACATGACCCCGTATCTAAATTACACGGCAATATTGGTACAACATATATTACACCAAGTACTCAAAGTACATTTATGTCAAAAGCTCCGTTCGGTTCAATTCAGTCTCACGGAATAGGAAATATGGGTGATTGCGAGAGAGCTGTTCCATATTTATTGGAGAGGGTATGTTGTATAAATTGTTAAAAGCTCAGCGGGAGTTTTTGGAAATTCCGCATGATTACAGTCTTGATGTGGCTGTATATCAAGGTGGTTACGGCTCGGGAAAAACTTTTTCAGGCTCGCTTCTCGGTATTTTGCTTGCCCTAAAATTTCCCGGTGTCAGAGGACTGGTCGGGGCTCAGACATATACATTAGTTCGTGATACCACGTTGCAGACTTATTTTGAACATCTTGAAAATTTTAACTTTGTTGAGGGGGTTGATTACGAATGGTCATCTTCTTTGCAAAAACTTTCTTTTAAAAACGGTTCGGAAATTCTTTTCAGACATTTTGACGAACCTAATAAATTGAAATCTTTAAATTTGGGATTTGTAGAAATTGAAGAGATGTCGGATATTCCTTATGATACTTTTAAGGTTCTTTTAAGCCGCATGAGACAGAGAGTTAAAAAAGAATGGAAAGGTTTCAGACATAGAATTTTTGGTCATACAAACCCTGAGATGCAGAGAGGCTGGGTTTATAAAACATTTATTGAAAATCCTGCGCCTAATTACAGACTTATTTCTGCGCCTACTACTCAGAACATTTACCTGCCCGAAGGGTTTTGTGATGAGCTTAAAAAGATTTATGACGAGCATTATTATAATATTTTTGTTCTTGCACAAAACGGAGAATACAATAACGGACTTGTTATAAAAGATTTTACTGACGAGAATGTAAAAGAAATTACATATCAACCTGAAATGGATTTACATATTTCATGTGACTTTAACGTTGATCCTATGTGCTGGGTTTTTGCTCACAAAACCGATAATAAAGTCTTTTATTTTGATGAAATTGCAATGGAAAATACTACAACCGCAAAAGCTTGCGATGAATTTATTCGTCGTTATCCGAACCATAAAGGAAGAGTAATTGTAAACGGTGATGCGTCAGGTGATAACAGAAGCTGTACAAGCGAATACACAAATTACGTTATTATTAAGAAAAAGTTGCTCCAGCACGGTTATGACGCAGAAATTCAGATTAAGGCATTTAATCCTCCTATAAAAAACAGGATTATGGCATTCAATTCAAAAATTCGTTCGGCTGACGGCGAAGTTTGTCTGTTTGTTGATAAAAAATGCGAAAAGCTTCTTTATAATATTTATAACCTCAAATACAAAGAGGGTTCGTCAAAAATAGATGTGCCGACATATCAACAGATTAAGCAGTCTAAAGAATTGAAGTTTTTGTCGCACCCCATGGATGCAGCTTCTTACCTTGTGGATTTTTATTGGCCGATTAAATTATAAAAGGGAATTAAATATGGAAAATTTAATTGAATATTCTCCGATAATTGTTGTTGTATTAATATTTTTTATTCAGCAAAAAATATTTGTCACACCTGAACAATTGGAGAAAAAACACAGAGAAATTATAGAAGAAATAGAAGAAAAGTTTGTTAGCTTGAACAGCTTTAAAGATTTGAAAGACCAGTTTTCGGAAGTGAAAGAAAAAATTGATAAGATGTATGACTTATTAATTGATTTAAAATGATTATTAACTTTTGTAACACACATATTGTTTCACGTTAAAGTTTCACCTTAAAAATGCCGACAATACGAATAGTGAACATGTTGTTACTAAGATAAATTGAAAGGATTACGGAAAAACAATGGGACTGGCAGCTTCACAAGCAAGATTTTTAGCCATAACATCAAGAAAGTTAAACTGTGAATTCCAATCTATGCAGATTGCGCAGGAGAAACTTTCTGTTACCCGTGATTTGCAAAAAGCAGCACAGGAATATCAAAATTCTTTATCAGCAACAAAATTGATATGGGATTGTGATACTGTGGATAATGATGTTTATAATTTATCTTATGATTTGATGATGAAACCTTCTGCTATCAATGAATACGATCCGTATTTGATTACAGATACAAAAGGTAAAATTGTTTTATCTGAGTCTATGTGGAATGCAGCTGTTGCAGCAGGTATTATTGATGAAAAAACAGGCAACCCGCTTGGCGGACTTTTAAAAATGGGTTCGGCTAACTCTGTTAATGACGGTTCTCGTAATGCATTCCTGTATCAATTAGGTTATCAGAACGCTATTGATCCTTCAACTTTAAATTCGATTGTAGCTTTGGGTGATCGCGGCTATACAAATTCTGGTATTGGCGGAGAAATTGTTGATAAAACAATTGCTACAATTATGAATACTACTGCATTTATTAATACAATGCAAAATCAGAAGTATGACAATGATATTAAAGATGCAAACGGCAATGTTGTGCATAAAAAAGGTGATTTAGTATACGGATTTAATTTAAGTGATTTAAAATTAACTGACGCAAATGGAAATTCTCAAGATATTAAATTTAGTAATAAAACAACTTTGGGTCTAAACAATGATGATAAAGATAAATGTATTCTTACTAAAAATGACACTTCGGTTGTAACTCCTTCACAGTTTGCTAATATGAGTTTGGCAGATATATTAACAGGCAAATATGTAGTTTCTTATTACGGCAATGGAGCTGATGATAAATCTGAATTTACAAAAATAGCCACTAAGCTTTTGGATGAAATGGCAAAAATTTTAGGTAAAGATGCCGGCGGAGAAGCTAAAGGACTTAATGTTACCTCTCAAGCAAACGATTGTTTAAATATTGCTTATGAGTTTACAAAATCTCTTCTTAACGGTGATCCTATAAATACTGGTGAAAGAGGCAATATTTACAAAGACTTGCAGGGTGATATAAGCTCAGCTAATGAGACTAATGCTATTGTATCCGGCGGAAATAATACTTATTCAATAAGTATATCTAACCTTTTGAATGCATTTTTGACTAACTTTGTAATTGCGATGGAAGGATACGATTGCGGATTAAACATTAAGAGAGATTCTAAAAAAGATAGTAACTATATAACCGAATATCTTGATTATAATTTCCAACTTGCAACTGAAGGTGCAGTGGTTGAGCGTGATATGCTTAATGCGGATTTTTATAACCAATTATATAACCAGTTATGTACAAACGGTGCTTCAACCGACGCAATAAAACGTCAGAAAATAACTGATAATAACTATCTTGCTCATGCATTGAAAAACGGACAGTTGTTTGTTTCGACATTGAATTCAGATGGATACTTCTATCAAGGACCTTATACAATGAGTGCTCATATTGCAGAAGTTAAAGACGAAGACGCAATAGCACGTGCAGAAGCAGAATATAATACTACAAAATCAAAATTAAATTATAAAGAAGAAACCCTTGAAATTGAAATGAAAAATCTTGATACAGAAATTTCTGCATTAACAACGGAATTTGATACTGTTAAAGGTTTAATCAGCAAGAGTGTTGAAAAAGTCTTTACAATGTTTAATTAA